ACGTTACTGGCAACACAACAAGCCATGTTGTCACAGTGACTGTGATTAGCGGACGAACCAGCCAACACTGACTGCCTAGGCACCAGTTCAACGATTCTGGTTACAATAAGCTGTCCCACTACCTGGACGGCAGCAGGAAAGCCCGCTCCTGCTAACACAATGTGAGGAAATTCGCTGGTTTCTGATGTTAAAGCCCTAAAGGACGGAACTCCGTATCCCTTAGGAATGAAACAAGCAGAAGCTCCAGCTGCAAAGTTCTCACACTCTGTTGCAAAGAACGATTGTACTGACAGATTCAGAACTGGGTCCGTGCGCCCGAAGGCGTTGAACGCAGCCAAACAAGCTTTGCCTTGGTTGATGTTTTGTGCCAGAGTGGGAGTCCACTCTACCACGTACGCCAACGTTCGGCTAACTATGTTGTCTGTAGCCAGTTGCGCCTGGTACTGCGAAGGGACAGTGACCGGGAACGTTTCAACGAACCCAGGTCCTACCCCGGTAGCACCAGGCGCAAAAGTGTTGACTGGATTAGGTCCAATCTGCACACAGATACTTCCATCAACCCGACTAGTAACATCATACACATCCTTGAACCTCTCCACGTTTACCTTCTGAGAATTGCTGTCCGGACGAGGCGCCAATGGCGCATTCTTCGGGTCGGCAATCATCAAAGGGTAAGCGGCGGGGCTTGAGGACGACTTTATGTTGTTCTTTTCGGGCTGTGAAACCTGCAACACGACCTTTTGAGCCTGAGGGCCGGGCGGCCCGCCTCCAGGGATTTGGGACGGAACGACGAAACCCCCAGACACAACAGGTGCAGTTGACTTGGATTTTGCCATGATGATTTGTGGTTGGAGAATTGATCGGTGATTGAATAGAACCTTTGGCGAAGCAAGGGGCGAAACTCAAACGTGGCAAGACTATTGCCTTGCTTTGCTTGATGGCCCCCGCCTGCCATTAGCTCTATCTCGAATCTCCAAGATCAGTAGTTTGGCCACCTCCAGACACCTGATACGATGAGGACTGTGTCTCAAATCGTTATCAAGTGCCAGAAGCAGATCAACAGTCACAG